GTGCTCAAGGTGCTCAAGGATCTACAGGTGCTGAAGGTGCTCAAGGAACCGCTGGTGCTCAAGGTGCTGTAGGGGATCAAGGTGCTCAAGGTGCCACTGGATCTGGTGCTCAAGGAACCGCTGGTGCTCAAGGAACAGCTGGTGCTCAAGGATCTACAGGTGCTCAAGGTGCTGTAGGTGCTCAAGGTGATGTAGGTGCTCAAGGTGCTCAAGGTGATGTAGGTGCTCAAGGATCTACAGGTGTACAAGGCACAGTTGGTGCTCAAGGTTCAGTAGGAGCACAAGGATCTACAGGTGCTCAAGGTGCTCAAGGTGCTCAAGGTGCTCAAGGTGCTCAAGGTGCTCAAGGAACCGCAGGTGCATCAGGATCTCAAGGAACTATAGGTGCTCAAGGTGCTCAAGGAACCGCAGGTGCATCAGGATCTCAAGGTTCCACAGGTGCTCAAGGTGCTGTAGGTGCTCAAGGAGCAGTAGGTGCTCAAGGTACTTCTGGCGCTATAACTTTTGCATCAGGAACCTTGATGTTGTTCCAACAGACATCAGCACCTACTGGTTGGACTAAACAAACAACTCATAATAATAAAGCACTTAGAGTAGTAAGTGGGGCGGCAAGTTCTGGTGGTTCTACTGCCTTTACAAGTATATTTGCTTCTAGGACACCTGCTGGTAGTGTTAGCGTCTCTGGTAGCAACACTGGTGGTTCCGTTAGTAATCACACATTAATTACATCACAAATTCCAAGTCACTCTCACACAATCACTGATCCTGGTCACGTACACTCAACATATGCTACTGATGATGGAGGAAGAAACGACAACACAACAGCACAAGGAGGACAAACATACTTACAGGGTGGATATAGTACACTATCAGCGACAACTGGCATTAGTATTAATTCAACTGGTGGAGATGGTGCTCACAATCACGGATTTACAAACCCGTCTTGGTCTGGTTCAGCATCTTTTACAGGTACAGCAATGGACTTTGCTGTCCAATATGTTGACTTAATTATTGCTTCTAAAGACTAATACTGATATAATATAATTTTTAGATATGGCTAAAATTAAACCAGGAAACTTTTGCCCACTTATTAAGAAAGACTGCATTGGTCTTAAGTGTTCATGGTACACTCAGATGAGAGGTACTAATCCAAACACAGGAGAACCAGTTGATGAGTGGGGGTGTGCAGTAACTTGGATGCCTTTTATGGCAGTTGAAATAGCACAAAAATCAAATCAGACTGGAGCAGCAGTAGAGAGTTTTAGGAATGAAGTTGTGCGAGTAAACTATCAAAACCAAGAACTTTATAAAGAAGCACTTAAGCAACAAATTATTCCTGCACAAATTACACCACTCAATCAACCTATAAATATCTTAGAAGAAGGTAAAGAAGAATGAGAATTACACTTATTCCAAGTGATAAAACAATTGGAATTGATAATGAGTTTTATCGTAATATTGAACAGGATTTTTCTTGGATTCCGTCAAATATTCATGCTGTTCAATGGTATGATACCTGGGGTGAGATTGAGTATATTGATGGATCTCCCAATAAAAGAATTGAGGAGTTGGGTATTTTTGAACAGGCAGTTTTGGATTTTAATAATGAAAAGGAAAGAATTGATACTGAACTTGAGGCATTAAATAAAGAGAATGAGGAGAAAAAAATTTTAGAAGAATTGGCATTGGAAGCAGCAAGAAATTACTGGAAAGAATTTAGAAATATAAGAGATAGTCTTTTATCTAGATGTGATTGGACTCAATCTCCAGATTCCCCACTAACAGAAGAAAAGAAAGATGAGTGGGCAACATATCGTCAGATATTGCGAGATCTCCCAGTTATTATTAGTGATCCAAAACCAATGGTTAATGATTTAAATCACGAGAATTGGCCAACTAAACCAGATTAATATGATATTTTTTGATAATGATGTTTTTAAGTTAAGTGAGAAGTTGAATGTCACAACCATAAATTATGGTTTGACTGATATTAGTATACTTGATAATTTTTATTGTGATTTAGATGCGGTTAATTGTGAGATAGAAAAACTACCTATAACTTTAGTGGGTGGTCTTTACAAACCAGATAATGGTAAAAAATATATTGATGGTAGAAAAATTTATATTCAGAACATGAGGGGAACTGAACTACCATATCTAGTGAATGATCAGTTAAAAAAAGTAGTTTCAAAAATTTCAAATATAGATCTAAGCAATATAGAAGTAAATGAAAAGTTACTGATAAATTGTTTTAAGGAACTGGTCAATTTTCCCAAAAAGACTCATTACTATTCTGTTCATAGAGATTCTTTCAATTATTCAAATCAAGTATCACAACTGGCAATAGTTGTATTTTTAAATAAATTCTATGAAGATGGTGAGGGAATAAACTTTTATGATTTTCCAAAAAAAGATTGGAATGAGTATAAGGAAAAACCATTCATAAGAAAGGATGAATTGGATGTAAAATATTTCTTACAGGCAAAACCAAATAGAGCAGTTTTATTTGATTCTCTAATTTATCACGGTCAAGTAAATTTTTCAGATCAATTCGTTAATGAACTTAGACTTACTCAAGTAATATTTTTTCCTATTTTCTAAGTGGTATAGTTTATATCCGATGTGTTAAATCTGGTAATTTTGGTGGAACTTTAGCATTTTTTGGAACCTAATACATCCTCACATTACCACTCACAGTAACTCTGATATCATAAAATTTCAAAAAATAGTTTGACTGAACCAACTACATAAGGTATAATACTTCTATATCACCTTTACTTGAATGGATTATAAGTTCAGCATTATTTCGCCATCCCACAAGAACACTCCCTATCTTCAAGAACTCTATGAAAGTCTGTGTGCTCAGACTTATGAGAACTGGGAGTGGATTTTGTGGTTGAATGGTAAGTTTAACCGTAGCAAACTCTCTCCAGAAATTGAGAATGATGGGAGGGTAAAGATCTACGAGTGTAATGAAAATAATCCTAACGTTGGGTTTCACAAGAGCAAGGCATTCCATCTTGGTTCTGGTGATGTCCTTGTGGAAGTTGACCATGATGATATGATCACACCAGACTGTCTGGAAGAACTTAACAAGGCATACCAAGACGAGAGTGTTGGTTTTGTGTACAGTGATGTTGCTGTGTATGATGATAACTTTGTTCCTTATAATGAGCAGCATGGTTGGTCTTACTACTTCTACAATTTTCGTGGTAAAGACCGTTATGTGATGAACTCTTGGCGTCCAACTAGTCAGGCATTATCATTCATCTGGTATTCTCCTGACCATGTTAGATCTTGGAGAAGGAGTGTTTATCAATCAATCGGTGGGCATAATGTTCAATTAAGTATATGTGATGACCACGAGTTGATGATAAGAACCTATCTGAATACGAAGATGTATCATATTCAAAAACCTCTTTACATCTATAGGGTTTATGGTGACAATACTTACCTAGAAAGAAATGCTCAAATTCAAACTAAGACCGTAGACCTTTATTATGAGTATGGATATCAACTTGCAGAGAAAGATGCAGAAGAACGTGGACTTCTGAAAGTTGATATTGGTGGTGGACTTTATCCTCGTCCTGGTTATGTAACCATTGACCAGGAGGGTGCTGATATTACTTGTGACCTGAATGATGGCATCCCACTTCCTGATAATAGTGTTGGTGTTTTGAATGCAAGTCATGTTCTAGAGCACCTGAGAGACCCTGTTAAGTCAATGAGAGAAATTCATCGGGTCCTTGCACACGGTGGTTGGGCAATGATTGAGGTTCCTTCTACTGATGGTAGGGGTGCATTCCAAGACCCAACTCACGTTAGCTTCTGGAATGAACATAGTTTCTGGTATTATACCAACAAACATCTAGCAAACTTCATTAGAAACTATGATATTCGCTTTCAAACGTATCGGTTAAATACTTGGGAAATGGCACCACATATTCCTGTTGTCACTGCTTGGTTGACAGCAATTAAGGATGAAGAACGTTTCCCTGGAATTCTTGCAATTTAATTTTTATGGCACTTGCATATGTAATCGGCGCAGGAACAGCAGGTTCAACTGCCGCTAGAATTTTAAAAGATAATGGGTGGGATGTAGAAGTATTTGAAACTAGATCTTATATTTCTGGTAATTGCTACGACTATATTGATGAAAAGACCCGTTGTATTGTCCACGCACATGGTCCACACGCAATTCATACTAATAGTGAGAAAGTCTGGAACTGGTTGCATCAGTTTTCGGAGTTTAATGATTTCTCAGTCAAGGTCTGGGCAAATACTAAACTGGGTAAAATCCCCATTCCTTATAATGATACGTCTGATAGAATTATTGGACGACGACTTTCTGATGAAGAAATCATTGATTTAGTCTTCAGGGATTATTCTGAAAAGATGTGGAATACTCCCTTTGAGGAACTTCCTCAGAGTATTCTTGCACGACTAGCAGTAAGAAATCCTGGTGAAGAAACTTACTTTGTGAATAACAAGTATCAGGGTCTTCCTAAGTATGGATTTGTTCGGATGTTTGAAAACATTCTGGATGGTATCCCCGTTCATTTGGATACACCCAGAGATGAGTGGAGAAAACTGAAAGACAAGTGTGACCTGTTGGTTTATACTGGTAAGGTTGATAATTACTTTGATTATCAGTTTGGCGAATTAACTTATCGCTCTTTGAATTTTGAACACGTCTATTGCCCTAAAACTCTTTATATTCAACTGAATGAATGTAATAAAGAGAATGGATGGAACCGTGCAATTGACCATTCCTACTGGTATAAACAGGATGTAGAAACAACAATTGTCACAAGAGAGTATCCTGTTCCTCACGTTGATGGTGTGAACAATCCATATTATCCAATGATATTTGGTGAGTATCTCAGTCAGTTCAGACTGTATGAACCTCTGATGCAGGCAGAAAAGAACACAGTATTCACTGGAAGAACTGCTACTTATGAATATCTGACGATTGATGAAACCATCATCAAGACTGCTAAAAAACTGAAGAAACTTGGACTATCTGATTCTATTTTAACGCCATGAAGAAAACTAAACTATGTCTCAATGTAATGCTTGGAAATGAGGAGCACGTCGTTGAGAGAATGCTTAATTCTTGTTATAAGCACATTGACTATTGGATTATCCAGTGTAATGGTAACGACCGCACTCAACAGATGGTTGAAGACTTTTTTCAACAAAAAGGTATTCCTGGATTTACCTACAATGTAGAATGGCACTATCCTGGTTGGAATAGTGATGACTTGGTTCAGAAATGTACAGAGACTGACCACGGTTGTGACTGGTTATTCAGAATTGATGCTGATGAACAACTACACGTTGATGATGACTTTGATTGGAGTGTTTTAGAAGATACTTCAATTGATGCCTGGGATGTTACGGCACAGTCTGATAATTGTATTTGGTATCGTTGCCGTCTATGGAATACAAAAATTCCCTGGAGGTTTAGGCACGACAAGAGGCACGAGTGTATTCTGAAACCTGGATGTGTTCCAACGGGAGAAGAGTTTCCAAGAATAAGTCTGGCAAGAGGATTTAGACACATCATTATTAACGATGGTCGGACTTGGGTAAATCCAACTAAGTTCTTTACTGATGCTGTTGAACTTGAGAACCAACACATTTCCAACAACACAATGCTAGAGGATGTTTATCACTTCTGGTATATTGCTAAAAGTTATAATGATGCTGCTTATGGTACTTATCCTTTAGGTGAAACGCATAATCAGGAGATGGCACGTCGTGCTTTATTTTATTATGAAGAGTATCTGAATTATCGATTTAATTATCATCAACTTGGATATGTAACTGGTATTGATGAGATGGCATATTTTACTTTATGTGCTATGGGAGACTTGAATCGAACTTGCAATAATTTTGAAAAAGCAATTGACTGCTATATTCGTGCAGAAGAATGGTGTCCACCAAGAAATGAACATCTTGTGGGATTATCTGAGTGCTACAGAACTTTAGGTGATTATCAGATGATGAAGATGCAGACGGAAAGATTGATTGATCCGAGCAGAGTTAATCCTTTTCCCACATATCACTTCCTTGTCAATAGTAACTATTATATAGATACCGGTGATTATGGAAAATCGCTTCATCAAATCGTATGTGAAAACTTATGCAATTGATATGAAATACCTTCCAGTCTCATCAATAAATAGACAGTCGCAGAAAACTATATGGGTTGTTGATAATTTTTATGCTAACCCATATGCTGTAAGAGAATTTGCTCTTCAGCAAGAGTTTTCTGAAGATTTAAATTATTTCAAAGGAAGTCGTTCAAAAGAACAATACTTCGTTCCTGGAACAAAAGAAGCATTTGAAAAAATCATGGGTATCAAAATCCGTGAATGGGAGTCTCATGGAATGTGTGGTCGTTTTCAATACTGTACCTCACAAGATGCCCTTGTCTATCATCACGATGGTCAAACCTGGGCTGCTATGATATATCTCAACCCAGATGCTCCTTATTGTACAGGAACTTCTCTTTACGCTAGTAAGAATGGTGCTAGGAGAACTGGTGATCCCAACTTTACGGATGATGTATTTGCTGGTGGTTTTTACGATGAAACCAAGTTTGAGTTAGTTGACTCTATTGGTAATGTCTTCAATAGACTATTCATCTTTGACGCTCAAAATATTCACGCAGCATCAAAATACTTTGGTCAAACCAAAGAAGATTCACGACTCTTTCACATTTTCTTTTTCGACTAAAAATGAATTTTACAATTTACTCAAAAGAAGGTTGTCCATATTGCGACAAAGTAAAAAAAGTCTTAGAGTTGACAAACACTCAGTTTGTCGTGTATACTCTTGGTGAGGACTTTACTAGAGAAGAATTCTATTCTGAATTTGGTGAAGGTTCTACCTTCCCTCAGGTTATTTGTGATGATAAAAAGCTAGGAGGTTCCGTTGACACAATCAGATTCCTCAAAGAACAACAAGTCATCAAGTCATAACATAAATAAAAACAAGAGTCACGTAAACCGTGGCGTTGATTTACTGCTTAATGGAGGTAAGAAAAAGCAAACACAACCATTCCATATAATCTTCGAAAAGATGGTTTGCTTTTTTAACAGGGAAGTTACCATCTATTTTGAGTTTTCCTTTAAGTCAAGGAAAAGAATAGTAGTTTCCCGAGGAAAAAGAAATGTTAGCAGTTAGTCTAGTTTTTGGTTCATTCATGACCATATTGTTTCTTATTGTGGGACTTATAGGTGGTTGGGTGGCAAGAGAATATATGATGAACTATCGGGAAATTCCAAGACCTCACCCCGAAATGTTCGATAACCAGGGTAACCTGATTCCAGATGAGGTGATTGCATTTAACTTTGAAAACTATCATGACTACGAAATCAACGACGAAGACGACGACGAGTAAGACTACCACTACTAAAAAACCTAGAACTGTTAAAGTTGCTCCAACTTTAGAACTTCCAAAAAATCCTTTAGCATTTGAAGTCTTTGATTTTGTTTCAAAACAAAATACAAAGGCGAAAAAAATTGAAGCACTTAAGAAACATGAGGAAATGTCTCTTAAGATTGTTCTTATTTGGAACTTCGATGAGAGTGTTGTAAGTGCTCTTCCTCCTGGAGAAGTTCCTTATTCATCTTATGATGAGCAGACAGTTAATTCTGGCACTCTTTCTACGAAGATTACTGAAGAAACTCGTAGAATGTATGAGACTGGCTCATTCTCTATGGGAGTTACTGATCAGCAAGCACGCACTACTATTCGAAGAGAAGCAAAGAACTTTTATCACTTTGTAAAAGGTGGTAATGATGCTATGAGCAATATTCGTAGAGAGAGTATGTTCATTAATCTTCTTCAAGGTCTTCATCCATTAGAGGCAGAAATTATTTGTCTTGTTAAGGATAAGCAACTTTCAACAAAATATAAAATTACTCAGGACGTTGTTGCTGAAGCATTCCCCGATATTCAGTGGGGTAATCGTTCTTGATATGGGAAAGGGTATCAATATTATTCACATAAATTGTGATTCTTCTTTTGCTGATGATAAGACTCTTCCAAGAGATTCTTATCTAGTAACTTATGGTGATAATGATGAAGAAAAGTTTGATGTAGTTCAAGGTCTTCGTTCTGATATCTTTGACCACTATTGGGATAAGTATCGTGATGTAAGACGAATGGATTGGACTCAAGGTACAGTCAATCCAAAGTCATGGGGTTATAATGTA